AGGTTGAACCTAGACCAGATTTGAACGAATTTGAGGTTACAGTGTTCTTTGATATTATTGGACAAGAAATTCCAACACAAGAATTCACATTCATGCTCGAAGCAACAAGATAAATGCCTTTTACCAAGTTTACAAACCTCGATTTTGACCAAATCAAGACTTCAATCAAGGATTATATACGTGCAAACTCAGATTTTACTGATTTTGACTTTGAAGGGTCAAATTTTTCAGTTTTAATCGATACTTTAGCATATAATACGTATATTACAGCATTTAACTCTAACATGATTGTAAATGAGTCGTTTTTAGACTCTGCTACAGTCAGAGAAAATGTTGTTTCACTTGCTCGAAACGTTGGATATGTACCAAGATCAAGAACTGCTGCTCAAGCAACTGTATCTTTTGATGTTACTACAAGTGGAAACACACCAACACTAACTTTACAAGCAGGATTAGTTTGTGTAGGCACAAATAATGATACCTCTTATGTTTTTTCAATTCCAGAGTCAATAACCACAGTTACAAGTCAATTGACTGATAATGCAGGTAATATAGTTTCAAGCACCTCATCTTTTGAAAATATAGTTGTTTATCAAGGAACATACTTGACAAAAACATTTACAGTTGATGGGTCACTTGATCAAAGGTTTATACTTGAAAATTCGTTTATTGATACTTCTACTATAGTCGTTAAAGTAAGTGGTGTCTCTGATAATAGTGAGAAAGAATATAGTAAAGTTGATAATATATTAAACATAACAGATACTTCTGAAGTGTACTTAATACAAGAGGTCACTGATGAGAGATATGAACTTCTTTTTGGTGATGGGATTTTTGGTAAAAAAATTGAAAATGATGCTGTAATCACTGTTTCTTACATTGTCACAGATGGTGTAGAGGGTAACGGACCATCATCGTTTAGTTATGCAGGTAGTGTTGTATCATCTTCAAATCAAGTTCAATTACCATCAACTACACCTACTATCACGACTGTCTCATCAGCATCTAATGGGGGTAATATTGAGTCAATTGATTCAATTAAGTATTTTGCACCTAGACTCTATTCATCGCAGTACAGAGCCGTTACAGCAAGGGATTATGAGTCGATAATACAAACAATCTATCCAAACACTGAATCTGTTTCTGTTGTTGGTGGTGAGGAACTTGATCCACCTGAATTTGGAACAGTTTCAATTACAATCAAACCAAAAAATGGTGAATTTGTATCAGACTTTGATAAGACACAAATTTTATCAAAGTTAAAAAGTTATTCATTAACTGGTATTAATCAAAAAATCTTAGATCTTAAGTTATTATATGTTGAACTTGAATCATTTGTATATTACGATCCATCTAAAATATCAACAGTATCTAATTTAAAAACTAATATTATAAATGGATTGACAACCTATAGTAAGTCAACTGATCTTAATAAATTTGGAGGCAGATTTAAATACAGTAGAGTTTTAAATGTAATTGATAACATTGATAATGCAATATCATCAAACATAAGTCGTGTTATTATAAGAAGAAATTTAAAAGCACTCATAAACTCATTTGCACAGTATGAATTGTGTTATGGTAATAGATTTCACATAAATCCTGCAGGAAGAAATATTAAAAGCACGGGATTTACAATTCAAAATCAAACTGACACTGTTTATTTCACAGATATACCTAATAAAACTCTTAGTGGTAGTTTAGATGGAAGTGGAAAAGGAGTATTGGCTATTGTTAAGGAAGATGGAGATCAACTTGTATTATCATCCGCTGGAGTTGTTGATTATATACACGGTGAAATAATTTTGAATACTATTAATATAACATCAACTGAAAAATCTAATAATATTATAGAGATACAGGCATTCCCAGAATCAAATGACATTTTAAGTTTGAAAGACCTTTATCTTATATTTGCTGTCGGTGATAGCACCATAAATATGGTTAAAGACACTATTACGTCTGGTGAACAGATATCTGGTGTTGGATATAAAGTTACATCGAGTTATTCAAACGGAGTATTGACAAGAGGATAATATGATAACCACGGGAATTGATAAAAGAGTCAAAGTCCAACAGATAATTGAAAATCAAATACCTGAATTTTTATTATCTGAAAGTCCAAAAGCAGTAGATTTTTTAAAACAATATTATATCTCTCAAGAATATCAGGGAGGTCCGATTGACCTTACTGATAATTTAGATCAGTACATAAAATTAGATAATTTAACACCAGAAGTTGTAGTAGGTGAAACGACACTAACAAGTGGTATTACAACAGTTGCAACCACAGTAAATGTAAGTAGCACCAAGGGTTTTCCTAAAGAATATGGTCTATTTAAAATTAATGAAGAAGTAATTACATATACTGGATTAACTACTAATACATTTACTGGTTGTATTAGAGGATTTAGTGGTATTACAACTTATCATGCAGCAAATCAACCTAATGAACTTATATTTACCGATTCTACTGCCACAAATCATGAAACAGATGCAACAGTCATAAATCTTAGTGCATTATTTTTAAAAGAATTTTATAAAAAAACAAAAACAACATTAACACCAGGATTAGAAAATGTTGATTTTGTTAATAATTTAGATGTAAGTAATTTTATAAAAAATTCAAAATCATTATATCAATCAAAAGGAACTGAAGAATCATTTAGAATATTATTCAATATCTTATATAATGAATCTCCAAAAATATTAGATTTAGAAGAATTTTTAATTAAACCATCATCTGCAGAGTTCATACGAAGAGAGGTTGTTTTAGCTGAAGCATTGGCAGGTAATCCAATAAATTTACTTGGGCAAACAATAGTTAAATCAACAGATGTTAATACTAGAGCTGCAATATCCGCATCAGTATCTGAAGTTGAACCACTTACAAGAAAAAACAAAACTTACTATAAATTAGGTTTATTTGTAGGATATAATGATAGGGAGTTAATTGAAGGAACGTTTACAATACCTGGCATCACGAAATCATTAACGAATGTTTCTACAGGGTCTAGTGTAATAACTGTCGATTCAACTGTTGGATTTGGAACAACAGGAATTGTGGTTTCTGGAATTAATACTAATATATACTACTCTAGTAAATCTTTAAATCAATTTTTTGGTTGTGAAAATATTATTTCACCAATATCAACAACTGATGACATTAGATCTGATATCTATTATTATGGTTATGAAAATGGTGATTTAAGTAAAAGAGTTGAACTAAGATTGACTGGTGTTTTATCAAAATTTGTACCAACATCAGATATTAGACTCTTATCAGAAGGAGAAAAGATAACGGTAAAAAATGTTGGTGAAAAAATCACAGATCCATTAACAAATAAATCAAGAAAGCAAATATTTGCAAATTCATGGATTTACAATACATCTTCAAGATTTAAAGTAAAATCTATCACAGGAAATAATTTTGTTTTATTCACCAGTGATATTGATAAATCAAGTATTAAAGTTGATGATGAAGTAGAGGTGCTTTTCAGAAATGAAGAGAATTTAGCAGCTACTGGTGTTATTAAGAGTGTAAGTAAGTCAACTCAAACAATCACCATAAACCCACTATTTAATGCTGTTGGAATTACAACCATTCCAGATGTTGCAAATAACAAAAGTTACGATATAAGAAGAAAATTAAAAACAGCAAGCAGTGCAAATGCTGATATTGAGTTTGGTAATAATGTTATTACATCAGATATTACAAATGTATATAACAGCAATAATGAAAACATGTATGTTGCCTCAAATTCATTACCTGCGTATCAAATAACAACTAATTTATCTCAATCAGTAATATCAAATGCAACTGCTAATGTAGATTTGCAGGGATATAATCCAAATACTCTTAAATATAGTATCATTTCTTTTTCATCTAATACTAATTTTATAACTGGAGATGAAATTGCATACACTGCACAAGGAACTGTTATACCAGGATTACCAGAGGGAACTTATTTTGTTGAAGTATTATCTAACAAAAATCAAATTCGTTTGTACAGATCTAGATCATTTATACCTCTTAATGATTTTATAGAATTTGAATCATTACCTACTAATACTGGATCTCATACTTTTTCTTTAATTGGAACTACTGAACAAAAAATTGGTGCTCAAAGACTTTTAAAAGAGTTTCCTATAAATGTAAATATTACAAATTCTAATAATGAAAAAACTTTATCAGGTGCAACTGGTTTACTTATTAATGGAGTGGAGATTTTAAATTATAAATCTGATGATAAAATATTTTTTGGTCCTTTAAGTGATGTTAAAGTTTTAAATGGTGGTAATAATTATGATGTTTTAAAACCACCTACATTCACAGTTTCATCACCAGGAACTGGAACTACATCTTTAGTTCAACCAGTAGTCATAGGTGAGGTTACTAATATACAAGTAGATCCACAGGATTTTGACATACAAAAAGTATTATCAGTTACTTTAGAGGGTGGGAATGGATTTGGTGCGAGTTTTGAACCAATAATTTCAGAAAGAAAAAGAGAAATATCTTTTGATGGTAGAATGATATCTCAATCAGGTGGAGTTGATAATATTAATGAAACAATAACATTTTTAACTGATCATCACATTTCAAGTGGATTACCTTTAGTTTATGATAAAAATGGTAATGATCCTCTCGGAGTGGGAACAGTTGGAAATGATGCAATATCAGTTGTTGGACTTGGAACTACTACTTTAGTTGATGGAGCTGTTTATTTCCCCTCAGTTGTAAATAAAAATACGATCAAATTATTTCAAAATGTTGATGATTATAATGCTGGAATAAACACAGTTGGTTTTACAACTTTTAGTAAAAATGGTACACATAAATTTAAATTATTAAAAGAACAACTAACATTAAGTGATATAAAAATAATTAATGCTGGTAGTGATTATCAAAATAGACAATTATTTGTAAAACCAATAGGTATCAATACAAGTAATCATACAATTAATTTTAATAATCATGGATTTAATGATGGAGATAAGATAGTATATTCTACAAATGTTGGTTTAGGATCAACACAACCCCAATCTATTAGTGAATTAGTTGAATATACAGGTATAACAACAACATCAAATTTTTATAATGTTCAAATAGTTGACGAAAATTCATTCAGATTAACAAATGCAGGACTCGGTGGAACTTCAACAGATGATTTCTTCAGGTTGGACTATATAAAATTTTCTAATAGTGGAACTGGTTATCAAGTTTTCAAATATCCTGATATTAAGTTAAACTTACAATATGAATTAGCAAATACGGATGTTGGTGTTATTACTGCAACACCTATTGTTAGAGGATCAATAGATGAATTGTATCTTTATGAAGAAGGTAATGGTTATGGTTCTGATATTTTAAATTTAGAAAAACCAGTTAATATAACAAGGGAACTTGGAAAAGATGCAGAATTAAAACCTATTATATCTGATGGAAAGATAACATTTGTAGAAATACAATCAAAAGGACAAAATTATGAGACAGCTCCTGATTTAGAAGTTGTTGGTATTGGAACAGGTTTAGGTGCTGAATTAAGAGCAGTCGTTGCAAATGGAAAAATAACAGAAATTATCATACTTAAAGGTGGTCTCAATTATCAAGAAAAAACCACATCAATTATAGTCAAACCACCTGGTTCTGGGTTAAAAGTTGATACTAATATTAGAAGTTTAAGAATAAACTCATTTAATAGATATGGATCTGAAGCATTAATTGAATCTCAGGAAAAATTAAAATACTCCTTGGTAGGATATTCAACACAAATAGGTAATGATGCTTTTGGTGATGATGGTATTGAACACTCACCTATTATAGGTTGGGCGTATGATGGAAATCCAATTTACGGACCATACGGTTATAGTGATCCATCAGATGAAAATTCTACAATAAGAATTTTAAATAGTGGATATGAACTTGATGTATCTAATATTGTTGATAGACCATCAACATTCAATACAGGATTCTTTACTGATGATCATGTTTTCAAAAATAGTGGTGATTTAGATGTTCATAATGGAAGATATTGTAGAACTCCTGAATACCCAAATGGAACATATGCATACTTTGCTGGAATTACTACAATATCATTACAACCTAGATTTCCATACTTTATAGGTGATACTTATAGATCTAATCCTGTAATTGATAATTATAAATTAACTCAAAAAAATTTTAAGATTGAAACATCCAATTTGATAAGAAATACTTATCCATATAAAGTATCCGATGCTTTTGCAGATAATGATTTTATTGCAGAATCGAATGAAATTTCAACTCAAGTATCTATTGTTGAGTCAACTTCTTTTGGATCTGTAGATTCAATTAATATAATAAATGATGGTGAAAACTATCAAGTTGGAAATTCAGCAATATTTGATAATTCAAATACAGAAGGAGGAGGTCTTAGTGTTTCTGTTGATAGTATAAAGGGAAAAGAAGTAACGTCAATTGATACTACTATAAACACTTATGAAAATGTTGTTTTTGTTAATAATGATTATGAAACTGTATCAGCATTTATATCAACATCACCTTCATTAAACAATGGAGATATTGTTGTAATATCAGGATTAAGCACAGATAGCATTACTAATCTCAACGGATCTCATAAAATTGGGTTTCAAACTGCACGTACAATATTATATCAAGAAGTTCCTAATTCATCAACAACAGGTGTTGTCACTGACATATATGTTTCAAAAATACCAGATCCAATATCGATTGGAAGTAGTATTGGCATAGGAACTGAGAAATTATTAGTTCTTAATACTTTTGGTGAAAATAATATATTAAGAGTAAAAAGAGGTGCTGTATCTGGAGTTCATACTATTGGCACAAAAGTTGATTTAATTCCAAATTTATTTAATATTGATTTAAAAACTGTTGGGTTTGATTCTCAGATTAATAGTAAATTATTTTTTAATCCCCACGAATCTATTGGTGTTGGAACAGCTGTTGGACTAGGATCTACGTCAACATCTACCTTGGGGGATTTGGTTAAAGTGGTATCTACACCTCTCCGAAGCATTAGATTACCAAATCACCCATTTGTAACTAATCAAAAGGTAACACTTACTAAACCTGCTGCAGGATATGCTTTGACAGTATCTGATGATGATGGTGTAACAACATTTAATATTCCTGAATCTGGAAATAGTCAAGATATATTTGTTATTAAAAAATCGGATAATTATATTGGTATTGTTACTCAAATTGGATTAACAACAAGTACATCGGGATTATCATTCGTTGGTGATACAAAAGTAGGTAGTAGTAGTTTTGAATATTTGTTGGAATCAAACTTTAATCAAGTAACTGGTAGATTACAAAGAATTCATGCTCAAGTATCATTGTCAACTTCCCACAACTTAAACAACAATGACATTATAAATTTACAATTAAAATCTAATCAATCTGTGGGTATAGGAACTTCCTCATTCATAGATGTTCGATATGATAAATTTAACGATCTTATACTTATAAATCCCAAAACATGTTCATCTAGTGGAATTACAAGTTCTACAAATGTTGTAAACATTTCATCACATAGTTTTGAAACTGGAGATAAAATTTATTATTCTTCTTCATCACCTGCAGAAGGTTTGATTGATAAAAATTCATATTTTGTATTTAAAATAGATGATAATAACTTTAAGTTAGGAGAGACACCAGTTGATGTAATTGATGAACCAATAAGAATTATTGAATTATCATCCACTGGTGGATCTCATGAATTTTCTCTTATAAATCCAAAAATAGAAGTAATAAAAAATAATAATTTAGTTTTTGGTGTAGGTCATTCATCATTAGAAGGTTTTGAATTTAAATTATATCACGATCAAGATTTTAAAAATGAATTTGTTTCTACAGGGACAACTAATACTTTCCAAGTAACTGGTATTGGCACTGTTGGTATTGGTACTACTAGCATAAACAAGATTGATGATGCAACAGTTACTCTTAATTATTATGAAGATAATCCCAATATTTTATATTATAATCTTCAAAAAAGTGGATATATTAGCACATCTGATACTATTGATGTAAATCAATACTCAACAATTGAGTATAAGAATAGTGTTTATGATGGTGAATTTGAAGTATTTGATACTGTATCCACAGGATCAACAATTTTTAATATTTCACTTGAAAAAGAACCAGAAAAAATATCATATAAACCATCTGAAACATCTAAATTAAGTTATTCTACAAAATCTTCAAACCCATCTGGAGCAATTAATGAAGTTAAAATTAATTATAGTGGAAGTGGATATAAAAGTTTACCTTCATTTGTCAGTATAGCATCAACGCAAGGTACAAATGGTAGTTTAATACCTGACTCTAAAACAATAAATCGAATTAATGATGTAAGAATACTTAATCCTGGTTTTGAATATTCATCAGATAATACTTTAAGGCCAGAGGCTTTTGTTTCACCTATAGTATCAATAATAAATTCAAATACAATAACAGATATTGAATTAATTTCAGGAGGAAAAAATTATACTACAATTCCAGACTTTGTTATTGTAAATCCAGATACTGGATTAAAAAATATAACTGGATCAATAAATGCATCTTTACGTGGAAGTTCTGTAAGTGATCCAGTTATAGTTGTTCCACCAAGAGGTTTACCCCCAGTTACTCACGAAATATTTACATTGAATAATAGTAATGGAGCATCTATACAAAGTGTTGAATTTAATTCAGCAACAGGTATCGTTACTTGTACTTTAGTAACACCAATATTAGGTTTTAGTACTGCACCATTTTCCGTTGGTGAAGAAATATTTGTTGAGGGCATTCTACAATATACTCATTCAACTATCTCTGAAGGAACTGGATTTAACTCTGATGATAACGGATTTAAATTTTTCAAAGTTTCTAGAATGGTTAATAATAATCCAGCAACTGTAGAATTTAATTTATCTGGTATTGCAAATAATCCTGGTATTGCTAAAACTGCTCAAAATTCATTTGCACAAATAATTAAAAAAGATGATTATCCTGTTTTTAAACTTACTCAGAAAATATTTAATTTTAAAGTGGGTGAAAAATTATCAGCTTTTATTAAAGATTCTTTCACACCAGTCGAATTATCTGTATCTGAATCAACTGATGAATTTATTAAAATTATTGAAGATGAACCTGGAGCTTTTGAATTAGTTGCTGGTCAAAGAATTAGAGGTGCTAATAGTGGAAATATAGCTACTATAAATCAAATATCTAAAAATTCAGGTGAATTTTTGATAGACTATTCACTTAGACAAGATCAAGGGTGGAGAAAAAATACTGGTAAATTAAATCAAGATTATCAAGTACTACCTGATAATGATTATTATCAAAATTTATCATATTCAATTAAAAGTTCAAAAACGTTTGATGATTTAATAAATCCTGTCAATAGACTATTACATACAAGTGGATTGAAAAATTTTGCTGATGTGGGTGTAACATCAACAACTAATGCTGGAGTCACCACTACTACGTTTCTTGATACTTTAGCACTTGACATAATTGATCAAAAAAGAGTTGACACTATAAACAATTTTGATTTTGCTTTGGATGTTGACGTTGTAAATAATAAATCAAAATTCTTAAAATTACAGAATACAAAATTATCACCATACATCGAATGTAGAACAAATAGAGTTTTAGAAATAGATGATATTAGTCCGTTATTCTCAAACTCATCAACTATCTTAGCCAAATTATTAGATATATCAATAAACACTAGTTTCGCAAGATATTTGATACAAACAAGAAATCCATTTAATAAAAATATACAATTATCAGACATTGTTTTATTCAGAGATGAAAATGATGTTTTTACAGCAGAGCAAACAAAAGTTCATAACACATCGTCAGAATTAGGAACTTTAAAATTTGAATTAGATTCAAATGATTTAGTAAACTTAATATTTACTCCAGATGATCCTGATAATAATGATTATGATTTAAAAATTTTCCAAAATACTTTTAATACAGATTTATCAGGTATTGGAACACAATCTTTAGGATTTATTAATTTAATAGGAAGTAATAAATCTGTATCAACTGCTTCAACATCAGAAATAATTTCTTCAAATACTGCAAATACTGATGCATTCTTTGTTTCTGCAGAAGTTAAAAATCCTGCTACTTCAGAAACAAATTTTGTAGAATTATATGCAACTCATGATGGCACAAATACCTTCTTATCTGAATTTTATAGTGATTCAGAACAAGCATTTACTTCTAATTTTATTGGTAGTTTTACTGCTGGTATATCAACAGGTGCATTTAGAATAAAATTTGAAAATGATGAATCAAATGAAATCGAAGTTAGAACATCAGTAATTGGTATCGGTACGACTGCTGCAGGTATTGGAACATATAGATTTAAATCACAGGGTCAATCTGATGAAACTGAAAAAACTGTAAGATTTGAATCTAAATTTGCTAATGTATCTACTTCTTCAACAATATCATCATATCAGTTACAAGAAATAACTAGTTTCAAGAGTATCATAAGAGTATCGAGTGGTTCTACTAGTGCTTTGCATCAAGTAATGGTTGCACACAATGAAACTGATACTCATACGACTCAATATCCATTTTTATCTATAGGTAGTACTTCAGGAATAGGGACATTCTCATCATCATTAAAAGGAACAGATTTGAACTTTAATTTTCATCCAGATCCAGAATTTACTGGTGGTACAAATAATGTACAAATTCAAGTATTAAATAAATTATTCCATAAAGACATTGATTTGATAAATCCACCTCTTGATTTACAATATGGAACAGTGACTGAATCATTATCATTAGCACAATATGATGCTATAAACGGAAGTAGAGCAAATAAATCAAGTTTTATATTACAATCTAATTCAAAACCAATATTCCAAAAGAATTTTAATCCATCTGACCCCACAGTTTTAGATTTAGCAATAGGTCAATTTACAATTATTGATCATTTCTTTGAAACTGGTGAAAAAATAATATATTCACCTGGTTCTACTTTTGATGGTGTATCAGTAGCAGGTATTACAACAGCAGGAGGAACTTTAGCAGCAGGAACTGAATTATTTGTAATAAAAGATGGTGGTAATAAAGATAGATTTAAGGTTGCGAAAACAAAACCTGATGCATTAAAAGGAATAGCATTATCATTCACAGGTTCAGGATCTGGTAATAGTCATGAATTTGAAATGTCTAAGAAAAATGAAAAGGCTCTTATATCTCTTGACGGTGTAATACAATCTCCAATCGCATTTACTCCAATAACTACAAATCTTGAATTTGATATTAATGATAGTGTAACAACATTCAGTGTTACTGGTATTTCTTCAGTTACCACAGGTGATACAATTAAAATAAATGATGAATACATGGAGATCACAAATGTTGGTTTAGGAACTACATCTGTTGGTCCGATAACTGAAAGTGGAGATGTTAAAATTCTTGAGGTTGTAAGGGGATATATTGGTTCTGCAGCAACTAATCATAGTGCTAGTGATATAGCTAGACTTCATTCAGGGAGTTATAATATAGTTGATAGTACAATTCATTTTACTGAAGCACCAAGAGGAACAAATTTATCACAAAGAACTCCATCAAATCTAACTCCAGTTAGATCAACATTTAATGGTAGAGTTTATTTGAGACAAGATTATAGTACTAATCAAATATTTGATGATATATCAGATAGTTTTAATGGTATAGATCAATCATATAGAGTAAAAGTAGGAGGAGCAGATACAGTTGGAATTAATACTGGAAGTAGTATTTTATTATTAAATGGAATATTCCAAACACCTACAACTTTCAATAATTTAGGCAATAATTATAATTTTGCGTCGATTGGAGCTGGAACATCTACAAATGTAGTATTCACAGGAATTACATCTTCAAATGGTAGTTTGATTGTAAGTGATACTGATGTAAATCAAAATCAACTACCTAGAGGTGGAGTAATTGTATCATTAGGATCTACTGGTGGATTGGGTGTTGCGAATCTTGTTGGTGCAAAGGTAAAAGCAACCATTAATGGTAGTGGTTCAATTATAGGACTTACTGGTATTGGAACAACTGGTAGTTCATATGGCATAAGCACCGCATCATATAATAATATAACGGGACAATTAGAAATTACCACATCATCCAACCATGATTTTGGTGATATTAATGAGTTTGTGAGACTTGATGGTTTGAACTTTACACCTTCATTAACGATACCAGATGATTTATCATTTGGTATTACAGGAATATTGTCTGCAACAACATTCACCGTAAGTATAGGAGCTAGCACACAGGCGCATACTTATGTTGGTTCTGGAACTGCATTTGAATATTTAAATGATCTATCATTTGGTTCTGGTTATAGAAATCCAGTTTCTGTTGCTGTTACAGATTTATCTGGAAATGGAGCAAGTGCTGATATTTCAGCAGAGGTTGTTTCTAATACTCACGTTTTTGTAAGTGCAGTAGCAAATGCTGTTTCAGTTACTGGAGGTCTTTCTCTTACTCCTACAAATGCCACATATGATCCAGCAACAGGAGATTTAGTAATTACAAAAGCATCTCACGGTTTAACAACAAGTGATACAGTTGGTCTTGCTACAAATGGATTTGTATTTAGATGTGCTCAAGATAATTTTTCAACCGATCATTCTTATCCCCGTTCTGGTCCAACACCAAGTTCAGGTGGAGGAGATCCTGCACATGGCAAAACTTTAGCAATTACTTCAAAAACAACAAATACATTCACAGTTAACGTAGGTATTACAAATACAGGAACAGGTGGTGCTCTTAAATTTACTATCAATAATCCAGGTACTGGTTATACTAAACCAAGAATATTTGTTGAATCACCAACATATTCTAATCTTCCAATAATAGGAGTATCAAGGAGAGGAATTGGTTCTACGACAGATACAGGTAATGGAGTTACTCTAACTTTAGACGTAGGTGCTGGAGCTACAACAGTTGGATTAGGTTCAACATCAAATATTATATCTAATTTTGAATTAGATAATCAAGGTTATAATTTTAAAGTAGGTGATGTGTTTAAACCTGTTGGATTAGTGACTGACAGATTTTTAAACACTTCACAATTAATAAGTGATTTTGAATTGACAGTATTAGATGTCTTTACTGACCAATATTCTTCATGGAACTTTGGACAATTTGATTTTATTGATTCAATTAAGGAACTTCAAGATGGTTTTAGAAAAAGATTCCCAATAATATACAATGGAAATTTACTCAGTTTTGAAACAGATGAATTAAATGTCTCATCAGCTTTGATTGATTTGAAATCATTACTTTTAATATTTGTAAATGGTGTTGTACAAGATCCTGGTGAAGCATACAGTTTTGATGGAGGAACTTCTTTTGAATTTTCACAAGCTCCAAGTTCAACAGATGTAATTGATATATTCTTTTATAAAGGAACTGAAGGTGTTGATGCTGTTCAAGTATCAGCTGGAGCATCAGTTGCACCTACAATAAAAGTTGGTGATTCTGTTCAATTAATTAAAAATTCAGGTATTACAACAACTCAAACACCAAGAGTCATATATTCTATCTCTACTTCAGATGAGGTTGAAACAAATTTATATAATGGTGTTGGTATTGATGATATAAACTTTAAACCTTTACATTGGACAAAACAAAAGAGAGATAAAAAAATTAATGGTGAATTTGTATTTAAATCAAGAGACTCAATTGAATCTTTAGTTTATCCAACTGCAAAAATTATATCTGATGTTGGTGTGGGAGATACTATATTGTATCTTGATAATGCGACTTTATTTAATTATGAAGAAGATTTTGGATCTATAGATATTGGTGCAGTTGGTGGTTTAATAGTCGAATCAACCGACTTAGTTGCTGCTGGACTAACAGCAGTAGTTTCTGCTGCTGGTACAATTCAATCATTAGATATCGTTAATGCTGGTAATGGTTTTGTAGGTTCTGCTGTTACTGTTTCAATATCAGCACCAGCAACTAATAATTATTATTCAATAACTACATCAACCTCACCACCCTCTGGTCTTACAACTGCAACAGCAACAGTTTCTATATCAAATGGTCGCCTAAATACAGTTACTATTACCAATCCTGGTTTTGGATATACTCAAACTAAACCTCCTCAAGTATTAGCACCATTCCCAACTATAAAGAAAGAGGATGTTGATTTAATATCAACTATTGAGGGATTTGATGGGGATATTATTGGTATTGGTGTGACTGGCGGAGTAAATGGGAATGCAACAGCTCTTAAATTTACATTAAATGAAAATTTGGGTACTGGTACAGGTAATCCTAGTGCTACATTCACAGATTTAAAAGTTGGTTATCCAATTTATATCTTTGATACTCAGGTAGGTCATGGAGTAACCTCCGTATTTAATGATGGTGCTATAGTTTCTACAGGGACAACTTGTGTTGACAACATTTATCTTGTTGATGATATAAATCCTGGTAATAAAACTATAATATGCAACATAATGACTGGTGTAAATACAACAGGCGTTGCTGCTACAGTTGGAATTGGAACTGCTATAGGTGGGTTCTCATGGGGTCGTTTAACAAACCTCAATAGATCCTCAAATCCTATATCAATAGGTGTTACAGGTAATATTCATTACTCAGGCATCTCATCTTATCCAACAATTCAAAGAAGAGATTTTGGACTTAGAGACTCTGGTGCTTTAAGAAAGGATCTTGGCTAGTATAAATATAGAAAAAAGCTGAAGATATGGCTGCTATTGTAACTGATCAATTTAGAATATTAAATGCAAATAATTTTGTAGAGACTGTTGAAAACTCTACAAACTCATATTATGTTGTTGTGGGATTAGTTAATCCTACTACACCTGTTGTAGGTTTTGGGAGAAGTGATAATTGGGATAATGAGACACCAAATCCAATAGATAATTTTAATTATAGCAATCATGTAGGTGATACTGCTAGTTTTGGTAAAAAAGTAACATCTGATAATGTTAGAAGATTAATATCAAGAAGAAACTGGACTCAAGGTACAAAATATGAAATGTATCGTCATGATTACAGTTTAAAAAATCCATCACCAATAACAGGTTCTTCAAGATTATATGATTCAAGTTATTATGTAATGAATCAAAATTTTGATGTCTATATTTGTATTGATAATGGTTCAAGTGGTATAAACACAACAGGAAATGCCTCTCAAGATGAACCTGTTTTTACAGATCTTGAACCAACTAGAGCTGGAGAGAGTGGAGATGGTTATATTTGGAAATACTTGTTTACTGTCCCACCAAGTGATATTATAAAATTTGATTCTACAGAATATATTTCAGTTCCTGGTAGTTGGTCAACTTCAACAACATTACAAATTCAATCTGTTAGAGAAAATGGTGATTCAACAGTAAATAACAACCAAATAAGAAAAGTATATATTGACAAACAAGGATTTGGTTATACTCAGAATCAATCTGGTGTAGAAGTTGATATTATTGGAGATGGTACAGGGGGTAAAGTTGTAATTGATACTGATAGTGAGGGAAAGATTACTAAAACTAATGTTTCATCAGGTGGTCAAGGATATACTTATGGTATGGTTGATTTGGGAAGTTTAGGTAATCCAACAACAAGAGCAAAACTTATTCCAATTATCCCTCCATCAAAAGGTCATGGATTTGATTTATATAAAGAATTAGGAACTGATAAACTTTTAATTTTTGCAAGATTTGATGATTCAACAAAAGATTTTCCAACAGATACTAAATTTTCACAAATAAGTATTATAAAAAATCCTACATCCATTGGAAATACCTCTATTTACACCCAAAATCAATTTTCATCAGTAAATGCGATTAAGATAATAACACCTAGTGGTACACCAGTAATTGGAGAAAAAATAGAACAAACAGTAACTCAGGGAACAGCAAAAGGATATATCGTATCTTATGATACTGATACTAGTGTTTTAAAGTATTATCAAGATCGTTCTCTTGTTTTTAATCAAACAACTGGTGATCAAACAGATTATTTAGGTATCACTACTGAATCAAAAGTTTTAGCATTTGAATCAAGTGCTGATAAAATTATTGCTGACGGTGGTTTTTCAGGTTCTGTTGACCAAAACTTTACTGGAATTAGTACAAATCCTACTGGAAATAAAGTTATTTCATTAGGAGTTAACTTTGAAAATGGTCTTGCTAACCCTGAGATAAATAAAGGGTCTGGTGAAGTTGTTTACCTAGATAATAGACCAGTTATAACTAGAAACTCTAGACAAAAAGAAGACATCAAAATCATCTTGGAATTTTAAAAAATGGCACAAAAAACAAATTTAAATATAAGTCCTTACTATGATGATTTTGATCCTAATGATCAATTTTATAAAGTATTGTTTAAACCTGGATTTCCAGTACAAGCAAGAGAACTAACCACACTTCAATCAGGATTACAGAATCAACTCGAATCTTTTGGAAGTCATATTTTCAAAGAGGGATCAATGGTGATTCCTGGTGGTATTAGTTATAATGATAATTATTATTCAATAAAAATAGAGGAAGAACATTTAGGAACTCCAGTAACATTATATTTAAATGAACTAAAAGGTCTTAGATTAAGGGGGTCAATAACTGGAGTTATATTAACAATTGATGATTTTTTATATCCAGAAGATAATTCTGATATAACTGATTTAACTATTTTTGTAACTTATTTTGATGCTGGAACTGATAATCTTGCATTAGGATTGCAAGACGGTGAAAATTTAATAGTTGAAGAAACTTTTACTTATGGAAATACAGTAATAAATGCAGGAGAAAGTGTTTTATCATTAATTGAGAATGAAGCTTCATTTAGAGGATCTTCAGTATCTATTGAACAAGGTGTTTATTTTATAAGAGGGCAATTTGTTGATGTTAGCACTGATAAAATTGTATTAGATCCATATGATAGTTTTCCATCATATAGAGTTGGTCTTAATATAGATGAACAATTAATAACAGCAAAAGATGAAGGATCATTATATGATAATGCAAGAGGATTTTCAAATTTTGCTGCACCAGGTGCAGATAGATTAAGAATTGAAACTCAATTAGCAAAAAAAGGTTTAACTGATTATAATGATACTAATTTTATTGAATTAATAAAACTTGATGAGGGTGAAATAAAAACTCAAGTACAAAACTCAGATTATAATATTTTAAGAGATTATTTTGCTAAAAGAACTTATGAAGAGTCAGGTAACTACACAGTTAATAAATTTAATGTACAAGTTGAAAATTCTTTAGATGATGGTATAGATGTAGAGGGTGTTTATAAAGGATATGAAGTTACTGAAGAGGGAAATATTCCAAGTGATGACCTAATGATAGTAAAAGTATCATCAGGAAAGGCATATGTACATGGATATGATATTAATTTAGCTGGAACAACAAATATTGATGTAGATAAACCAAGAGATGTAAGAGAAATAGATTCTGCATTAGTTCCATATGAAATGGGAACTGTTTTTAAGGTAAATAATGTTTTTGGTGTACCAGCTCCAAATATTAATGATGATAGTGCTTTTGCGGAGTTAACTAATAAAAGAACAGCATCAAATAGTGCAAAAACAGGAGATTTGATAGGAAGAGCAAGAATACATTCTTTTGCTGTATCAGATGCATCATACACAAATGATACAACTGAGTGGGATCTACGTTTATTTGATGTTCAAATATTTACAAAAATTATATTAAATCAAGTTGTTACTAACTCTGAGGTGCCAAATACATCCTTTGTAAGGGGTGTTAGTAGTGGTGCTACAGGATATGTTGCTATTGTTTCAAGTGGAGGTAACACTATTCATCTAAGTGAAATTACAGGTAGATTCATGGCTGGTGAACAGTTGATCATAAATGAAGACACTTCCTTTGTTAGATCAATTAAATCTATTAAATCTTTTGGTATTCAAGATGTAAAATCAGTTTATCAAGGAGCTTCTTCCTTAACTGGCTATGCCACTGATTTTGTTGCTGATACTGTTCTTCAGAGAGTAATAGCACCTAACTTTTCAAATTCTGATATTATTCAAATCAATAATGCAGGAATCGCAACAGTTTCAGGTAGAAATTTTGCAGGTATAAGCACTGATACGATTGTAGTTTATAATTTACCAGATGAATCTACTCAGAGATTTAACAGAATTGTAAGTATTGATCCTACAGGAACTTTTGCAACTTTAGGAGCAGTTGGATCTATACCAGGAATATGTATTGGTGATTTGCCATCTGCTGGTAAAGAGGCAAATACTACTTTTTCTTTTGGTGTCCCTAAAATAGTTGGAGATGGTAACAGTGGTTTATTTGCTAAGTTAGATAACAATAATGTATCAGATATAGATTTATCTTCTTCAACACTACTTGTTGGAAAAAATATTACTGGTGAATCAACTGATGGTTCTGGTGTTTTAACTTTTGATTTATCTGCAAGTGGCATATCAAGTGCATTTTATGAATCTTTTGATGCAGAGAGGTACTCTGTTCATTACAGTAATGGAACAATTGAAGATTTAACCTCTGATCAATTTGTTTTAAGTTCTGATGGTCAAACAGTTACTATAAATGGACTAACAGCTAGTCAATCAAATATAGTTGTAAGTGCTACACTTAAAAAACAATCTTTAAAAAGTAAGCAAAAAGAGTATATAAGGAGTGAAAAGAAAACGGTTGAAAATACTGCAGTTGGTATAAACACTGCATTGACAGGAATGACTCAGAGTAAAGATTATGGTTTACGTGTAGAAGATCGAGAAATATCTCTCAATGTTCCAGATGCTGTTAAAATAATTGGTATTTTTGAATCAACAAATACTTTATCACCAACACTTGATAAATTAACATTCCCTTCAGGATTGAGTTTAGATACAGAATCTGTTATAGGTGAAAAAGTATATGGTGAAACAACAGGAGCTGTAGCACAAATAACTTCAAGAGTTTCAACAACTGAAATAGAAATTGTAAATATTACATCGACTGATTTTGCCATAGGAGAAACAGTAATATTTTCTGAATCTGCAATTGAGTCAAGTTTACAAGATATAACCTTTGGTAATCATATTAATATCACAAATGAGTTTACTTTAGACAAAGGACAGAGAGATCAATTTTATGATTATTCACGAATTATTAGAAAAACTAATTTTCCAGCACCATCTAGAAAGTTACTAATTGTATTCGATAAATATCAAGTTCCATCTAATGATAGAGGTGATTTTTACACGGTAGATTCATATACTGCAGAGAGATATAGCACAGATATACCAACTATAGATTCAGGTGTTAGAGCATCAGACACTATAGATTTTAGACCAAGAGTATCTAATTTTTCTGGATCTGGTTCGCCATTTGCATTTGCAAATCGTACTTTTTCAAATAGTATAAACCCATCATTTATTGTTACTCCAAATGAGAGTTCAATAGTAGGATATAGTCATTATCTTCCTAGAATTGATAGAGTTGTATTAGATACTGTAGGTCAGTTAAATGTCATACAAGGAGTTTCAAATATTGATCCTAAACCTCCTGCTGATATAGAAAATGGAATGAATATTGCAACCATTGAGTTACCTCCATATCTCTATAATCCAGACGATGCAAAAATAGTTATTGAAGATAATGTAAGATTTACCATGAAAGACATTGGTAAATTAGAAGATAGGATAGAAAATTTAGAAACAACAACTTCTTTGAGTTTACTAGAATTAGATACAAAAACTTTGCAAATTCAAGATGCAGATGGATTGTCTAGATTTAAAACTGGATTTTTTGTAGATGATTTCAAAGGTGTAAGTTTAATTGATATTAATAATGATGATTGTAATTGTAGTGTTAATTCTGAAAATAATACATTAGAAGTTCCAAAATATTTTTGGTCAATCAAACCAGAATTAGCATTAAATCCAATAATTAATACTGATACTGCTGATTTTTCAGCAAACTTAGAATTACTTGATGAAAATGTTAAAAAAACTGGAGATTTGATAACTTTAAATTATGAAGAAGTAAGTTTTATTAATCAACCACTTGCATCTAGAGTTAATAATATAAATCCATTTCATCTTACAACATTTTATGGTGAAATACATTTAGATCCAAAGTCAGATCAATGGGTTAGAAATATAGAAATCGATGGTGGTACAAAAACAATTACAGGTTCAGTAAGTAGAACTTATGTTGAAAAAGTAAAAGTAAGTTCTGTTCCTGATACTCATATCAGATCAAGAAATGTTACCTTTGAAGCAATTGCTTTAAGACCAGTTACAAGACATTATCCATTTTTTGATAAAACAGCAAATTTAGATTTCATACCCAAACTTGTTGAAATAACAATGACAAATGGTATTTTTACTAAAGGAGAAACAGTTGAAGTATATGATGGTTCTAAAAAACTAGCGATATTTAGATTAGCTCAACCAAATCACAAGAAAGGAGATTTTAATACACCAACAGAGGTTTACAATGCAAATCCATACGATACAGCAACTAGTTTAGGAACTGCATATTCAGCGTCTTCGACTGTTTTAAATGTAGATTTAAATTCATTAGCAGACGAAGCAAAAGGTAGTTTTTATGGATATATTAAAACAGGTTTTACAATATTAGGAAAAACAAGCAAAGCACAGGCAACTGTCTCAAACCACAGATTAGTTGCAGATACCTTTGGTGATCTATTTGGAACATTCTTCTTTAGAGATCCTTTAACCACACCACCACCTCCATTGAGATTTAAAACAGGTAAAGGTACATTTACATTAACATCAAGTTCAGTAAATGGAATGCCATTACCAGGTGAATTAAATATTAGTGTATCAGAAGAAGAATATGATACCAGTGGTACTGTAAATACAACAAAGAGCACTGTTGTTAACGTAAGAGAACCTGAACCAGTTTATTATTCTTATGGTGGAGGTGGTGGAGGATCTGCCAGAATCAGATATGGTGGATATTTCATGGCAGGTCAAAAAATACCTGGTACAAATAGGTACACAAAATCTGGATTTACTAGTGGTTTATCAGCTGATCAAGCATATAGTTTAAAAAGAGTTGCAAAAAATACTTACGGTACTAATATACCAAGTGGTAACATGACACCTGGTGCAACAATAGGTGGTGGAAATGCAGGTGCATCTGGATATTCAGGAGATGGTAAGGGATATACAGGTGGAGTTACAAAAACTAAGTATGGAACTATTAGTGCCACTGGAAAGTATACAAGAGATGTTGGTTTAAGAGGTGCAAATGCTATAAGAGCTGCGAATAAGGCAGCTGCTAAGAAGAGAGCTAAAGATGCGGCTAAAGCAAGAATTGCTTCTAAGAAGAAAAAGAATAAGTCAGGTAAAGATCCATTAGCACAAACATTTAGAATTTATGATGTTGGTGCATTTATAACATCTGTTGATTTATTCTTTGCTAAAAAAGATCCAAACGTAAAAGTAATCGTTGAAATAAGAACAACAGAATTAGCAACTCCAACAGATCAATTATTACAAGGTTATGCTCAAGTCACAATTAATCCTGATGACATAGTGGTATCGAATGATGCTGAACTTCCAACAAGAGTTACATTCCCATCTCCAGTTTATGTTGAAGCTGGTTTAGATTATGCACTAGTATTAAGAGCTGAAACATCAGTTAATTATGAAGTTTGGTGTGCAAAAATGGGTGAGAAAACTGTTAATACTCAAACCTTACCAGATGCAGAAAGTGTGATAGTTACTCGACAATATATTGGTGGAAGTTTGTTTAAATCTCAAAACGGATCAATTTGGTCTCCAAGTCAAAATGAAGATTTAAAATTCAATATGTACAGAGCTGATTTTGTAACAGAGACACCTGGTACAGCATTCTTCTATAATTCACCCTTAGATGTTGATTCAAATAATATTAAAAGATTATTACCAAATTCAATTAGAACTTTACCAAGAAAATTAAAAGTTGGTATTACAACTACTGCTGACACTGATGGATTACTTACAAATGGTGTTAAGGTGAGTGATTCTACAACAGCAACTGCAATTCAAGGATATATTGAAAATGTTGGTGGTCCTATATCTTCACTTGCGGTAACTGGAGTTGGTACAGGATTTGTACCAAGTCAAACATATAATGCAGTCCCTTTGTATAATATTACTGGTAATGGTAGTGGAATGACTGCTACTATTCAAACAAATAGTTCTGGTCGAGTATCATCTGCTACGATTTCATCTAATACAGGTGGTTCAGGATATGTTATTGGTGATGTTCTTGGCATTACAACAAGTAATGTAATTAAAGGTACAGGTGCATTAATTACTGTGTCGGCAACAAATGGTAAGAGCACACTTTATCTAAAAAATGTACAAGGTGAGGAATTTACAACTGGTCAAGCATTAGTTGTAAATAATGGAAGTTCTCAAGTATCACTAGCAAACACTACAATTCTTTCATCAGCAACTTATGATGATAAGTATACTGGAAATGTTATTGAAGTAAGTCATTATAATCATGCTATGGAAGCTGATAACAATTTTGTTTCGATTGCTGATGTAGAACCAGATTCAAGTGCAGTTTTATTGACAGATGCGTTAGATCTCACTGATCAAGTAATATCAGTTGCCAGTACATCTGAATTTTCAACATTTGCAGGAATATCAACAACTCAAGGATACGTCAAAGTTAATAGTGAAGTAATTTACTATAATAGTATTGGAACAAATCAACTTGGAATTGGTACGAGAGGAGTTGATGGTACAATACCTCGTACTCATCAAGTTGATGATCGTTTATTTAAATATGAGTTAAATGGATTTGATTTAAGAGAATTAAATACAGTTCATGATATGGCATCAATGCCTGTTGCCTTGAATAGTTTAAAAGATATGGATAGTTATTATCTAAGTTTAAATCGTGGTTCACTCGCATCAGGAGATTCGCAAGTTAGTTTCAATGATGAAGCAAATTTAGGTGGTAATAATATTTTTGCATCACAAAATTATCAGTTTGATTCAATTGCACCTCAGTTTAGCACTCTTGTTCCTAGTGAAATGACAAGATTAACTTCAAATATTAGAACTGTTTCTGGAACAAGTGCAGGAGGAAACGAGGTTTCATTTATAGATCAGGGATTTGAAAATATCATACTTAATGAAATAAATAATCTTAACACTCCAAGATTATTAGCATCAAGAGTTAATGAAGTAAATAGATTAGTTGATTTACCATTAAATCGTTCAGTTACTTTGGGAGTAACTCTTGAAACATTAGAATCGAATTTATCTCCAGTTATTGATACTCAAAATGGAGTTATAATTTATTCAAGATCAAGATTGAATAAACCCGTCTTGGATTATGTTAAAGATGGTAGAACAAAGAGACCAATTGGAGATCCTCATGCAGCAGTTTACCTTAGTAATCCAGTTAGATTGAAAAATGCTGCTACTTCATTAAAAGTTTTAATAAGTGCATCTAGACATGCATCTGCTGATTTTAGAGTACTATATCAATTAATCAGAGAGGACGCATCTGAGAGTGAATTATCATATAAACTATTTCCTGGTTTTGATAATCTTAAGGATACTACAGGTGATGGTTTTGGAGATCAAGTTATTGATGAATCGAAAAATAGTGGTTTACCAGATTCCTTTGTTGCTCCAAGTTTAGTTGATGAATTTAAAGAATATCAATTCAGTGTTGATAATTTAGAGGAGTTCATAGGTTACAGAATAAAAATAGTCATGAGTGGAACAAATGAGGCAAAATCACCAGCATTTAAAGATTTACGTACAATCGCATTGGCATAATGATAAAAGTTGAAAATCATAAAAATCTTTATAGAGATGAAAAATCTGGTGCTATCATTAATTGTGATACTCATGGATACTCACAATATAAAAAAATGAAAGCATTAAAAAATAATGAAAGACGGGAGATTGATAAGATAAAAGAAGATATTGAAGAAATTAAATATCTACTCAAACAGATAGCATCAAAATAGACGGGTTATTGGAAATATAAATATATCTAGAATCCTGATATTGTTTTTAAATGGCAGTTTACGTAAGTAATCTAACTGTTAATACTGGTACTACATTTTCTCAGATTTTTACTTTGGAAAGTGCAGACACAAATTCTGCTACGGATTTGACTGGTTTTACTGCTTCTGCACAGATGCGTAAGCATCCTGGTGCGAGTAAAGCAACTGACTTCTCAGCTACAATAACTAATGCAACGGGTGGTAAAATAAGAGTTGGACTTACAACAAGTCAAACTGCAGCATTAAAACCTGGTAGATTTATGTATGATGTTCTTATTACAGATACATCTGGTGAAGTAACAAGAGTTTTAGAAGGTGCAGTTTTAGTAAGAGAAGGAGTTACAAGGTAATGCCAGAGATTAAAGTAAGAGTCGGTCAAAAAAATGCTGTAAAGGTTACATCCTCATTAGCAGGTGCTTCAGCAGGAACTATTGGTGAACTAAGTGATGTGAACGCCAGTAATGCACAGAATGGTATGGTTTTAGTGTACAACAGCACCACTGGGCAGTGGACTGGAACTTTGGAGTTGACTCCAGGTGCGACACAGAATTTGGACATAAACGGAGGAAGTTTCTGAAATGGCAAGTATTATAAGAGTTAAAAGATCGACTGGAACTACAGCACCGTCATCTTTGAATTTCGGTGAAGTCGGTGTTACTCTGAGTGGAAGTGGTACACAAGCAAATAGTGGTGATAGATTATTTATTGGTGATAATGCAGGTAATCCACAGGTAGTAGGTGGTAGATATTTTACAGATTTATTATCAAATACAGCAGGTTCAGTTGCAAGTGCTGCTAATGCATCAACAGCTGCAAATGGTTTTGTTGCGATTGTAGATCAGAATAGAAAAGTAGACCAATGGAATGTAGATAATTTAAGATTAGATGCAAACGTACTTTCAACTACCAATACAGACGGAGACTTATTCTTATCACCTAACGGTTCTGGTGAAGTAATTATTCCAGACGATACATTTCTTACTTTTGGTGATAGTAAAGATGCAAAGATAGAGTATGATGAGAATGGAACTGATAGAATACAAGTAACTGGTGCTGATTGGACGTATAATAACGGTGTATCAGTTGTAATGGCAGATGTGACCGATTCATCTACAAAAGACAATGGTGCTCTTGTAGTCGAAGGTGGAGTCGGTATAGAGAAGAGTGTTAATATAGGTGGTAATTTAAGTCTTACTGGTGTATCAACGTTTACAGGTATTGGTACTTTTATTAGTGATCTATTCGTAGGTGGAGATCTTCATATTAAAGATGACCTATTTGTTGATGAGATGACTATCCGTAACTTGTTAGTTACTGGTATATCAACCTTTCAAGGAGATATCTTCCAAACAGGAGGAACACTTACTGCTTTAGATGCAAGATTAGGTGGAGTTGGTATTTCATCCAATATAATTTCTACTAAAGAGGGACATGGTAATCTTTTGTACATTGACCCATATCCAGATGGTTTAAGTAATGAAGGTACAGTTATTGTTAAAGGTGACTTACAAGTTGATGGTACAACTACAACAGTTGATTCATTTACAGTTAATTTAAATGACCCAATCATTAACTTAGGTGTTACGACCAGTACAAGAACTGTAATGATGACAGCAAATGCTGGTGTGAGTACAATTAAAATTGACACTGCTGCTGGTATCAACACAGGAGATTCAGTTTCTGGAACTAACGTAGCATCTGGAACTACAATCACAACTTATGATTTAACAGAAAAACTAATTACGATAAGTAATGCTGTTCAATCAGGTGGCATTGCTACTACAGGTCAACTTACAGTTACAGCAAATGTTGACACAAACACTGATCGTGGTGTAGCATTTGGTTATAATACAAGTTCAGGTGCAGGTAATACTAAACAAGGTTTCTTTGGATATCATGATCTAGGTGGTGATGCAAGTAATGCACCAGAAAGATCATTTACTTACATACCCGATGCAACAATCGTAAATAATCTGGTAAGTGGCACAAAAGGTTTCCTAGATATTAAAGGAATATATTTCCAGAATGGTGATTATGACACCACTGGAAATGGCATCGTTTATTTCGATACAACAGGTAAGCAAGTTGGTGCTGCTGGTACAGCTGCTGGTATAACCACCTCTAACTTTGTATTAACTACAAATGCTGCTGGCATACCTAAATGGACAACGACCCTTGATGGAGGCACATTCTAAAAAATGACAAACCCTAATGATGTTGATGTGAATGCTTTGATTAAAATTTATAACCAAAAAATTTCTACATTAACCAACCAAAATATTCTTCTTGAAGCAAAATTGCAGACAATCGTACAAGATCATCTTGATGCTCAAAAAGAATTATTAGCAGAAAAACTTGAACTGCAAGAAAAATACGACAATCTATTAGCAGATATCGAAGAAGATGGCGAAACCAGCAACTAGACAACAATTAATTGACTACTGTTTTAGGAAGTTGGGTGCTCCTGTCTTGGAGATAAATGTTGATGATGATCAAGTAGATGATTTAGTTGATGATGCAATACAACTTTTTAATGAAAGACACTTTGATGGTGTTGAAAGAATGTATCTTAAATATGAAATTACACAAGGTGATATTGATAGAGGTGTAGGTGCAAAGATTGCAGGTGAAAGTGCAATAGATGGAAAAAATGGTATTGGTATAGTTACAACTACAACAACGTCTACAAATATACCTGGTTATGGAACTACTACGACAACATTTTACGAAAATTCAAATTTTTTACAAATACCTGAATCCGTTGTAGGTGTGCATAAAATATTTAAATTTGATACCAGCTCAATATCTGGTAGCATGTTTAGTATTAAATATCAGTTATTTCTAAATGATTTATATTACTTCAACTCTGTTGAACTTCTTCAATATAGTATGACAAAAACTCGTCTTGAAGATATTGATTTCTTACTTACACCTGAAGCACAAGTAAGATTTAATCAAAGGCAAGATAGATTATACATGGATATTGATTGGGGTGCACAGAAAGCTGGTAATTTTTTAGTGATAGATTGTCAAAGAGCATTAGATCCTGAGACATTCAATCAGGTTTATAATGATTATTTTGTAAAATTATATCTTACTGCTTTGATAAAAAGACAGTGGGGACAAAATTTAATTAAGTTTAGAGGTGTAAAATTACCTGGTGGTTTAGAACTTAATGGAAGAGAAATATATGACGATGCAGAAAGGGATTTAGAAAGAATCA